GCGCGCAAGGAATGGAAGCGGATCACGGTCGAGCTTGAAGCGGTTGGATTGATCAGCCGTCTCGATCGCGCCGCCCTGGCGATCTACTGCCAGACGTGGGGTCGGTTGGTGTTGGCCGAGCAAGCGCTCGAAGCCAAGCGACAACAAGCCGAGGATGCGGGGCTCGATCAAGCGGAAGCTGTCTTCACCCAGAAAACGCCGACCGGCTTCATGCGTGAATCAGCGCTGATACGGATTATCGGCAAGTTGCAACAAGACTGTGATCGCTACCTGGCGAGCTTTGGCATGTCGCCATCGTCCAGGTCGCGCGTCAAGCCATCAGAAAACCGGCAGGCTGATCTCTTCCAGGAAGCGGGACAAGACGAATGGAACAGCGTTTAAGTTTCGGCGAAATCGCGACGCAGTACGCGCGAGACATCGTCGACGCCCGCATTCCCTCCTGCAAATGGCACCGCCTTGCCTGTGCCCGACACCTGCGCGACCTGGAGCGCATCGGAAGTCCCGGCTTTCCCTACGTCTTCAATCCCGAACTCACCGACCCCAAAGGCAAGGCCTACCACCCTGGCGAACGAATCTGCAAGTTTGCCGAACTCATGCCCCACATCAAAGGCGACTGGGCAGCGCGCGGCCAGCTCATCAAGCTTGAGCCATGGCAAGCCTTCATCCTTGTCAGCATCTTTGGCTGGGTGCATCAGCTCACCCACAAACGCCGCTTCCGCGTTGCCGACCTCTTCGTCCCGCGCAAGAACGCCAAAAGCACCCTGGCCAGCGTCATTGGTAACTTCATGCTCGCCGTCGATGGTGAATTCGGCGCCGAAGTCTATTCCGGCGCCACCTCGCAAGACCAGGCCATGGAAGTCTTCCGGCCCGCCCTGCTCATGGCCCGCGCCACCCCTCGCTTCCTGAGCAACTTCGGCGTCTCGGTCAATGCCTCCAACATCTCCGTCGTCGAAACCAACTCCAAGTTCGAGCCCATCATCGGCAAGCCTGGCGACGGCGCCAGCCCCAGCTGCGCCATTGTTGACGAATACCACGAACACAAAACTGCCGAACTCTACGAAACCATGCAGACCGGCATGGGCGCCCGCAGCCAGCCGCTCATGCTCGTCATCACCACCGCTGGCAGCGACATCTCCGGCCCGTGCTTCATGCACCAGAAAGAGCTGGAAAAGATCCTCGAAGGCATCATAGAAAACGACCAACGCTTTGGCATCATCTTCGGCATTGACGAAGGCGACGACTGGAGCAGCGAAACGGTCCTGCAAAAAGCCAACCCGAACTACGGCGTCAGTGTCGATGCCGACTTCCTCAAGATCCAGCAACGCGACGCCGTCGCAGATCCGCGCAAGCAAAACGTCTTCAAGACCAAGCACCTCAACGAATGGGTTGCCGCCGCCTCGCCCTGGCTCAACCTGCACCACCTGCAGCAAGCCGCCGACCCCACGCTAAAGCTCGCCGACTTCCAGGGCGAACCCGCCGTCGTCGGGCTTGACCTCGCCAGCAAACAAGACATCGCCAGCGCCGTCTGGGTCTTCACCCGCGAAATCGCTGGCGCCACGCACTACTACGCCATCAGCCGCAACTACGTCCCGGAATCCGCCGTCGAAAAATCGGAAAACGCCCACTATCAAGGCTGGGTCAATGGCGGGCATCTCATTGCCACCGCAGGCAACATGATCAGCCTGGCACAGATTGAAGACGACATCCTCGCCAGCGCCGAGACCGCCGTCATCCGTGAAATCGCCAAAGACCCCTGGGGCGGCCAGCAGCTCGGCGCCAACCTGCAGGAAGCCGGCCTCGAAGTCGTCGATATCCCGCAGCAAGTGCGCTTCCTTTCTGAACCAATGAAGGAAATCCAAGCCTGCGTCGACGCCGGCCGCTTCCATCACGACGGCAACCCCGCCTTCGTCTGGATGCTCAGCAACGTCGAAGTCAAAGAAGACCGTAACGAAAACATTTTCCCGCGCAAGCTGCGGGCCGCCAACAAGATCGACGCCGCCGTCGCCCTCATTGTCGCCATGAACCGCGCCATGATCGCCGCGCCCGCCTCACAGTCATTCTGGGAAACCGAACCGGCATGAAACTCTGGCCCTGGTCGCGCAAAGCCAATGACGACGGCAGCATCCGCCGCTCCGTCGACCTATTCAACAGCCTGTTTGGCTGGCTCTCCACCAAAAGCGGCGCCAGCGTCAACACCACCACCGCCCTCGAAGTCACCGCCGTACTCGCCTGCGTGCGCGTCATCGCCGAAGGCATTGCCCAGGTCCCGCTCAAACTTTTTCGCGAAGACGGCCGCAACATCGCCCCCGCCACCGAGCACCCCCTCTACCGGCTGCTACACCGTAAGCCAAACCCATGGATGTCGTCGTATGAACTGCGCGAAACCCTCGCCATTCATGCCGCCCTGACAGGCAACGCCGTCAGCTACCTCAACCGAGTCCCCGGAACCGGCCGCATACTCGAGATCACCCCATTCCGACCCAACGACGTCCAGATCAAGCGCGACGACAACGGCCAGCCCAGCTACACCGTCACCGCCCCCGACGGCAGCCGGCGTGACATCCCCCGCACCCACATCTGGCACATCCGCGGCCCCAGCTGGGACGGAATAGCAGGCCTCGAAATCATCAAGTACGCCCGCGAAGCCATCGGCCTCGCCATGGCCACCGAAGAAGCCCACGCCGGCCTGCACAAAAACGGCGCCCGCGTCAGTGGCGTCTATTCCGTCGAAGGCAATCTCACCCTAGAGCAACACAAACAGCTCAGCGCCTGGATAGAAAAGTCCTACGCCGGCACCGCCAACGCCGGCCGCATCATGCTGATGGACCGCGCCGCCAAATTCACCCCGCAAAGCATGACCGGCGTCGACGCCCAGCACCTCGAAACGCGCCGTTTCCAGATCGAAGAAATCTGCCGCGCCTTCCGCGTCCAGCCCATCATGGCCGGCTACTCTGACAAAACGGCCACCTACGCCAGCGTCGAACAGATGCTCATAGCCCACGTCGTGCATACATTGGCCCCGTGGTACGAACGCATCGAACAGTCCATCGACTGCCAGCTGCTCAGCGACAAAGACATGGAGCGCGGCTACTACGCCAAGTTCATCGCCGAAGGTCTCATGCGCGGCGCCTTCAAAGACACCGCCGAATCCCTCACTAAACTCACCACGAACGGCATCCTTACCCGCAACGAAGCCCGCGCCAAGCTCGAATACAACCCTATCGCCGGCCTCGACCAACCGCTCACCCCGATCAACCTCACCGGCGACCCCGACCAGGCGCGCGCCAACGAAGCCGCCGCCAAAGCCGACGCCAGCGCCGAAGACCGCAACGTCACGCACCACCTCCTGGCCGCCCTGGCCGATCGCCCCGCGCCGGATGTAAAGAACTACCTCACTTTCCAGCCTGCCGCCATCGACGTCAAAGCCGGCGACACCCACGTCACCCTGCCCGAAGGCTGCATCAAAAACGAAGTCAGCATCGCCGCCCCGGAAATCAAAACCGGCGACACCCACATCACGCTGCCCGAAGGCTGCATCCAGCTCGAAGCCAACATCGCCCCGCCCGAAGTCAAGCTCGGCGACACCATCGTCACCCTGCCAGCGCCACCAGACGAAATGAAGATGCACATACTCAGCATGCCCGGGCGTGAAACCACCAGCAAGGTAGAGCGCGACAAGAACGGCAACATCAGCAAGACAACGCAAACGGAGCGCGACGCATGAGCAATGAACAACTCATCGAACGCAGCGCCCAGGCCGTGACTTATGGCGGCGCGAGTGGCGCAGTGTATTTCGGCATGACAGCCAACGAATTCGCCGCCATTGCGGGCGTCGTTATAGGCGTTATCGGCCTGGTCGTGCAAGTCGCCGTCACGATTTATTTCAAGCGCCTCCACCTGGCAATCACCGCCCGCGCCGCCAAAGCCAAGCCGATGTGTTCCGTCTGCCCTGCGCGCCGCCATGACGATTGACAACCGGATCAAAGTGGCCCTTGCCATCGCCACGGCGGTCGCCATCCCCGCCGAAGGCCTGCGGCAGTATGCCTATCGTGATCCACCAGGCATCCTCACGGTGTGTTACGGAAGCACTCAGGATGTCCAGCCTGGCAAGCGCTACAGCCTTGAGGAATGCACTGCCCGCCTAAACAATGACATGCGCACAGCAGTCTCCCAGGTGGAGCGCTGTGTCCCTGGCTTACCCGCACCGGCCCTGGCCGCCTTCGGTGATGCCGTGTACAACCTGGGCCCGCGCATCGTATGTGATCCCACGTCCAGTACGGCCGCGCGCCACCTAAAGCAAGGGCGGCTTCGCGATGCCTGCGAGCAGCTGCCGCGCTGGAATCGCGCCACCGTGGCCGGCGTATCCGTCGAACTCCCCGGACTCACCAAGCGCCGCGCCGCCGAGCGTGCGCTGTGTTTGACGGCACTGTCATGAGTTCCGCCCTGTTGCGTCACCACATCCAGACCCTGCGCCTGCGCATCGACGCGCCATGGCCCAGCCGGGATTGGCGGCATTACCTGACCCTGCGCCTCGTCCCATGATCGTTTTCTGGCGCGAAATCCTCATTGCGGCGCTGGTCGTCGCGCTCGGGCTGGTCGGCAAGCTCTACCTCGAAGAGCGCGACAAGGTTGCCATGGTGACTACGAAGCATCTGATGGCATTGGATCAAGCCAAAGCGGCACGCGACGAAGTCAAGCAGCGAAGTGAGAACGCCCTGGCAACGCTGAAAGCCGAACACGAACAGACCATCAAGGAGGTTGAACGCAATGCGTGGATCAATTTCAAGCGCCGCTATCCTGATTTTGCTGGCCGGATGCAACCACAACCCGCCGTGTCCGGATCTGCGGCAGCCCGTCCTGCCAACAGTGCCGAGCCACCTGATGCAGCCATCGAAGAATCAATGGCTGATTTCATTACCGCCTGCGCAATTGATGCCGCCACCCTCGCGGAATTCCAGCGCTGGGTCCGAATGAACAGGTTGCCCGTAGAAGGTGAATAAATGAGCCAAGACGGCTTCGTCCGCATCGCCCCCGACAGCGTTGGAAAGTACATTGACAACGCCGTTTTCGAACGCAATGGCGACACCATCTATCGCCAGCGCACCGAAAGCCATTACCCCGCCATGGCGCAGGATACTGGCGGCCGTGGCCGGGTATCGCAGATCCAGACGCTGTTTGACGGCAAGATCCTCAATGCCGAAGATACATTCAAGTGGCACACGCTCGGCACGGGCTCTGCCGCCTTTGCCAACAACGCCGTAACGCTCTCCGTCACCCCTGGCCAGTACGAGATCCGCCAGTCGCGCATGTTTTGCCCGTACTACTCCGGCAAGCCGCAGATGGCCGAACTCACGCAGATCAATTTCGCGTATGAGGCCGGAGTCATCAAGCGGTTCGGCTACTTCAGCAGCAGTGCCGTTGCGCCTTACACCGCCAACTTCGACGGCTGGTACATCGAGTCAGACGGCGTGAACTACACATACCGGCTGGTCACGGTACGTAACGGCACCGAAACGCACAACATCCCCTGGACGCAATGGGACAACTACGCCGCCGTCGCCAATTACGACTGGGCGAAATTCACCGTAGCCGAAGGGGATTTTCTTTGGCTGGGTGGGGCAGGGCACCGGCTGTTCTTGGTCATCAACGGCGTATTCACGCTGCTGCATACCATCGACGATCATGCCGGGTACGAGTCCGATCTGATGATGTTGTCTCCGAATCAACCGGTGCGCTACGAGATCCGTTCGACAACCGGTTCCGGCAGCTTCACTACCGTCTGCTCACAGGTCGCCAGCGAAGGGCCCGGCGATAACGAACAGGGCGAGGATGTCGCCGTCTTCACCCCATCCATCACCTGCAACGCCATTGGCACCATCTATGCCTTGTGTGGCGTACGAAAGGTCGCTGCATACCGCAATCATCACGTCATCGTCGATAGTTTCGGCGCAACCAACATCTTGACATCGGCCACGCCCGAATCAGGAATGCTGCTGCTGATGCTAAATCCGACGCTGTCGGCGCCGCTCACCTGGACAGCAAACTCCCGCATCGAAACCGGCATTGCCGGGGCAGGGCAGACAATCAGCAACACCGGCCGCATCATCAAAGCCG